GCATTGCACCGGTTTCAAACTCTTGAGGGACGTCTGTGTCTGTTGCTACGCCTTCCTCAAAACGCAATGGTCCACGTTGTCCTGGGACAGCGCCTGCCATTTTACGATCGTATACGTTGCCAACACGCTCAGGAAGCTGAGGTGCTGGACCGATTGTTGATTCAGCCATTAATGACTCCTTATAAATTGAGATTGAGGACCTCAAGTACAGTGTTCTAGTTTTTCCCCCAAATGTCAGTATAAAGTATACTTTATTTATAAAATGGGGATGACGTAACCTCAATACTAGGCATTGTCATATCCATAGTTAAAACGGCTGCTATAGCTAGGCTATCTGCATAATCATCATGAGCATGCGCTTCTTCTGGGGCATGGGCTAAGAAGTTAGGACCTTGGAACTTAGTCTCAAGGTCAGACATCTGTTGGTAGAACCTCTTCCATGTTCTTAATCTTCTAGTCTTAGCGTGAGCAGGCCACCCAATCATCTTTCTATCAATTAGAGCCTTTAAGTGCTTCCAACGCTTTGATTGCGCTGATTGACTACTCTCTAAAGCATGTACTTCTGAACCAGGTAATAGAATCTTTAATCGTTGGGCTACTGCGTCACCCACACCATTAGCATCTACACCAACAGACAAAACATCATAGTTACTTAAGAAAGTAGTAATCTGGAAATACTGGTCTTCCCAGTCATCTCCTTGTATCTCTAACCAGTTTAAAACTCTATGGTCAAAATAACCAAACTCGTCAGGCCTATCCCAATCTACCCAAAGAACAGTGACTACTGTAGAGTCTATTTTTCTCGCAGGATCTATGCCAACTACTACCGGGGAACGATGCCAAGCCTTTACTACTTCTTGTGAGGTGTCACCTAAGTCATCTAATATAGATGAGGTAACGAACATACCTCTTTCAAGGAGCCACTTACAGCAATAAGACATTTGGAACTCGTCTGAGTCCTCTCCAATACGGAGCATTTCTTTTCTTATAAACTTACCGTAGTTTTCATTTACTTTAGCTACTTCTCGCCAATCCCATTCAAAGTGGTTTTGTCGTATGCCTCTACTAGTCTGTCTACGTTTGTTTAATTGAATAGATCGATAAAAGTTATTCTTGCTGGTAGTTGGGGTTCCGGTTTTAACCATAGTTCCTGAATAGTATGCAAGCATAGGTGAGATAGACTTAGATACAACAAAGTCATCCGCCTCTTGGCACTCATCAATAACTACTAAATGGAAAGACTTAGATTCAATCTTTGCTCGTGGGTTTGCGGTCATCATCATTAAAGTAGAACCTGAGTTTTTAAGTTTAATCTGTCGCGTAACTCCTGGCACTTTACCTAAGGAGTCATCAATCTCTGGATCCCCTAGAATCTCTAAAGCACGCTCGCTAGTAAGCCTACTAATCGTTCTACCAAACAGCGTTTCTACTTGGCCCTCAACAGGTGCAAACATGCCTACCCATAAGCCGTCCTTAAACTTACCTAAAAGATCTGGATACATCTTTGCAAGTCTTGGCAATAAAACCATTAATGTAGCAACAGTATTAGCAATAGTTTCTGATTTACCTGACTGACGTGCAGCAAGCGCAGTTATCTCTTCACCATCATTAATAATTATAGATTCCATTATTCTTCTTGATAATGGCTCTTGGTATGGGTGCAGCTCATGACCAACTAATGCGGTCATAAAGGTAACGCATCGATCTACTAACTTTTTAACGAACTCTTTAGAGAGCTCGTCTAACTCTTCTACCTCTTCTTCTAAAAGGGGTACTTCATCTTCTAGTAGCTCATCTTCTTCGTAGAATACTTGTTCTGACATATAGTCCTAGTCTAGGTTAAAACGGAAAGCCTGGGTATGCAACCCAGGCTGGCCGCTGCCACACGGGAGAGAAGGAAGAGAGGCAGGTAAAGTATAGTACATAAAGTTTAAAATCTATAAAGTGGTTGTCTTTCTTCTATGGATCTCATAGACAACTGCATGTAGTACTTCTGCTCCATTTAAAGCTTCATCTAAATAGGCTTTTTGATCTGATTTAGCAAAACCAGAAAGGTTACGACTTACCTCAGTTAAAGCCTGATCTATCCACATTTCTAAGTCCGCTGTTGGTATCTTAGAAACCCTTTTTGCAATCTTATTTGAAAATGGTCTTTCTTGTGGTTTACTTTTATAAGGCTTCATCGTAACTTCCTTTATCTGGAGTCCACGCTGTCCTAGCTCGTAATGCCTTTTCCATTAACAAATCTATATCTTCATCTGTTAATAGTCTAGGGTCAGCTACCGTTTTAAATAAGATTCCTAAGTAAATGCCATTGTTTGTGTAGGGCATTCTAAATACAAGACATTTGCCATGTCTGTATGGCATTTCAGTTTCTTGAGTTGTGCCTTTTTCAATTACTGGTAAAAACTTCTTATGCCAGTACTTAAGAGTTCCGCCGTATAGTGGTCCGAATGTTACCAAGAGTTATTCCATCTCCTTAGAAAGGGTTTCCATAAACCCTTTAACTTTCTGTATTCTAGCGGATATTGTGGCTTGATGGTTCAACTGAACCCTATATGAGCGCTCCATGCTTTTAACCTCAGCTGGGCCCATATCATTCCATGAGTCTAAACCAGAAGATCTTAAGTACTTACCTGTTGAGTCACTGCCCTTTAGGCCATTCCACATATCCTCAGACACGCCTCGGTATTCCCACCAAGTGTTATCTCGAAATACAACTGTTAAAGTCTTTGAGTCTCGTTCGTATCCTATAGACAAAGCCCTAGGACGTTTAAAGTTACTAGTTGGGGCATCTAGAGCTTCAACATCTTTTGGTTGAATGACCTCATAGTCCCCAGAGTCTTTTTCTGTATTACCTTGTATTTCATCTTTAAAGCCATCTATATCAGCTTTAGTTGGTGGAGCAGAGTCTGCCATTGATATCTTGGTAGGCAGACCCGCAACGCGCTCGCTCATACGCATTGTTAAATTTAAAACACGGTTTTCATTATCTAACCGTTGAGATACCTTTTTTACAGAAGGCTTTTTGTTTTTATTGTAATTCTTCGCCATCGAACTCTCCGCAGATGTGCTCTTCAGTTTGAGTGCTTAAAACCTTTTCCAAACAAGTGCCGCAAACTAACATTCTTACTTCAGAGAAGTTGTTTTGCGCAGTTGCCCCTTTTGGAAAGTTACTACCGTGGCTGTATAGCCTTCACTCGGATAAGCTTCATTATTCTTCCTCTGCTACTTTAGTTTCCTCTTTTGGCTCTTTCTTCGCAGACTTCTTAGCTGGTGTTGCTTCACGTAATGGGAAGTCACCACGAGCAGCACGATCTCTTAGCCATATAGGTAAACAAGTAGCACAATAATCAACTGGATTTACTCCAGGATCAGCGCATGTATAGTCCGCTTTGTTTTCGCAATTAACACATTTCATTTAATTGTTATTTCTTTTTTGCTTTCTTTGCTGCTTCAGCTGCTAGTTTCTTTCCAGCTTCTTTAGCAACAGTCTCTGCTACACGTCCGAAAGCAGGATCTTTCTTATTTACCCAACGAAGTGCTGTTGGGATAATTGAGGCCCATAGAGCGTTGGCAACTAATAGCCACTCTCCAGAACCAAATGCTAATGGGCTAGCGATTCCGCTAGTTTGAGTAACAATCATTACTGCACCGATTACCTGACCAAGCAGGTTACGTACATAGGATTCAATTGCGGCTTTATTCACTATATCTCCTTAGATTAATACTGAGAATACTCAGTAACTATACCACTACTTGCTGGGGCGGATGAAAGCTGATTGCTTGACCCGCTTACTGCATTCATACCTGCTTTAAAAGCCATTCCCTGAATTACACGTTTTCCGACTTTAGATCTAGCAGCACGAGTTGTAGCGGAAATTACACTAGGCCCGACAACTCGGGCAGCGGCTCCAACTGCAGCAGCAATAGGGATAGGCATGGTTATAGTGTGGCAAGGTCTGACGTAGATGTCAGCCTAATCCGCCGACTCTTTAACGTGTTGATTGAAACTACCACGTAATTCGGCTACATTTTCTTTAACTTCCATAAGATCAACCCGTAGCCAACCAATGTCTTTCTGTATTTGGTTGAGGGAGTCTTTCATTGATGAGCCTCCGTTGGGCTTCAATTCGGCTAATTCATTCTTTCGTATATCAGCTATCTCTTTACGTAAGAATGCTCTTGCTACCCAACCTATAACTCCAAGAGCTACAGCTAGGATTCCTATGATGTAGGTAACAATCTGTAATATATCGGCAGTAGACATTTGGTCTCCATTAAGTATCTAATTCGTATATTAGTATTTGTTTTCCGTATGTGAGACACGAATTCATAAATTATACGCTTAATTCAATGTTTTATGTCAGGTTAAACTAAATTAATTCTAATTGAACTTGACATAGGGTGTATCTCTAGTGTTGTCTAGGATATGCACCAACTGAAAAGGAGCAGAAATGCTAAATATCAGAAGGAGGTTCTCTGTCATGATGGTTGCAGCAATCCTTGCTGGACATTGCACACCAACGCTTGCGTTGGAAGCACCTATCGTGGAGAGTGCCCAAGGCGAAATCGCCAAGAATCCTTTAGAGCTATACGCTCTTAAGAAAAAGCTAACCGATGATGAGTTGGTTAACTTACTGCAAGTAGTCGGGTTTGAGGGAAAAGCCCTTAACATGGCTTATGCAGTTGCAAAAAAGGAGTCCAACGGACGCCCCACTGCGCATAATGATAATGTTAAAACTGGAGACAACTCCTACGGTATATTTCAGATAAATATGCTTGGAGAACTTGGAGAAAAACGTAGACAAAAGTATGGTTTGTCCAGCAACCGTGACTTATTCAATCCTGTCACTAATGCACAAATTGCTTACCACATGAGTCAAAAAGGTAAGATATGGACTGCATGGAAGGTGGCATATGGAAAAAACAATGGACCTCGGTTTGCGATGTTCTATAAGAGCATCCTTACAGACGTTTGTATTGCACCGTTAACCCCGCTTAAATCGGAGAATCGAAAGGACAACTTAATTTAATGAAGACCATAGCCCCGTATTTTGATGGAACCCAGTTGTGTGCCCAGACAGATCCGGAGCTCTTCTTCCCCTCTAGTCCTGTATTGACAGTTAAGCATAAACGTTTAACTAAACCAATATGCGATGCCTGTCACTTTAAGTCAGAGTGTTTAGATTACGCTTTGACCACTGATGTGTCTGGTATCTGGGCTAGTACGAGCGATAACGATAGGCGTTTAATACGTAGGAAGCGTGGCTTACCTGCACCGTCAACCGTTGGTTCACTAATAACTAAACTAGTGAGCTAAGCTTTTATAAATGCCAAAGGCCGGGATTTCTCCCGGCCTTTGTGCTTTAAAGGGTAGCTTATGAAGCTGCTGCCCAAGGTGTAACAGTAATTGTTGCTGTAGAAGCAACAGATGCTGCGCCTGCAGCAGTGCTCTGTGTCTTGATTGTTCCAGCAACACCAACTACAGAAGCAGTTTGTGCGGTTAAGCTAACTGCAGTAGTTGCAGTTGTTGCCACACTAAAGGTGTTTGTATCGTTAGCAGTAACTGTGTATGTGCCGTTAAGGGCTGCGTCATCACCTGTAAAGGCTGAAACAGTTACCTTAGTACCTACACCGTAGGCTGCACCTGCACCTGAAGCTGTAAATACTAGAGCTGTTGATCCAGATGTACGAGCTGCTGCAGTAACAGTCTTTGCAGCGTTTACAGCTGCTGATGCTGTTGTAATGTTAGCTGATTCATAACCAGCGTCACGAAGAGCATCAATAGCCAATGCTGTGGTTAGACCAAGAACACTTGGTACTGAGACATAAGCGGTTCCGCTTACGTATGCGCCATCGCCTGAAGCATTTGCTGGGAATCCAGCATAAGCAGCCTCAGCTACTGCGTGGTTTGAAAGTGTTGGGTTCAAGCGTGAGCTTGGGTATACAGTATATCCGCTCCATCCGTAGTTCTGTGAAGCGTTTGCCGCTACAGCTACAGTTGAAGGTGCGGTTGTGTAATCTGCCGTTGTTGTACGTTCGTCGTTTGGTTGCATTGGGAAGTTGCCCCATACAAAGTCAACGAATACGTTACCAGCGGTATCAAGAAGATTACCGTTGTTATTTGTTGCCATTATTTACCTTTTCTCTAGAGTGGGTATACGCCTGATCGGGGCGCCCTACTAGTATCTAAGAGGATTTAAGGTATGTCAGCGCTTATTGAAGGGTTTAAACAGCCTTTTTACAGAGGCTTTAAAGGAACGCCACTTAGCCTCTAACTTTCTTTCTATTTCAGCTTCACGAGTTTCTTGATAATGGTTTGACCCAAAGTAAGGTCCACTTACCTGTTTGTAGTGTTCATGTGGCGACATCATTACTTATAAGACTTTCTAGCCCACTTTAACTTCTTGTAGGCTCCGTAGAATGGAAACTCTTTAGGCCTGTACTCATCATGAGAGGCTGCGGTCCTTATTAGCTGTTGATCTCTTGGAAGTAGATCAATTTCACTTTTCCAGTTTAATCTTTGTATTGGTATTAATTGCAAAAATGGTGTGCCTTTAGGAACAACTCCACTATAACCCTTTTTAACAAAGAAGGGAATTCTTCCCGAAACGTGAGACATATCAGAATCTATTATGCCCGAAGTGCTAAGAAACGGCAGATCATACCTGTTCAGCGGTTGAGTGAATAAGACACTCCATCCATAAGGAGCCTCTACTCCCCAAATTGTATGCCAGTGAAAATGGGATTCATAATAACCCTCTGGATGATGAAACCCGGACATAGGAGGCCGTATATCAACAAACTGTTTAAACGAGTCTTCTAAAACAATAATTGTGCATCCGTTATCAGTAGATATTACCTCTATGTCACAAGGTAAAGTAAATAGATAACCAGAAGTCATTGCATCTGCAAATGGTACGCATGACTTAAAAGTAACGGGAGTATTGAGACCTTTTCTTTTATAGTCTACAAGATTATCTTTTGTAACACCCTTATCTAAAACCTTTGCTTCTCTATACCATTCTGGCAATGTTCTACTAGCGGGTATGGGTCTTAGTGTTTCATCAGTTAAGCATTGTTCCGCATATGCTGTAAACTTAAGCGTAACATCCATTAGTAGTCTTTTCGACGCAGCTTACCGCTAGTCTGTTGAAACCTGTCGGTCCAGTCAAACATAGTAACAGCTGAGTATTTAACCCCACTAGTAACTGGCATAGCTTGGTGTCTATATACATAATTTGATGGAAATAAGAAATGGTCTCCTCTTTCAGGTTTAACCTTTAGGTCAAACTCTTTAAACCATAGTTCTCCGCCTTCATAATCATCGTTTAAATATAAAACGGAAGACAGTACACAAGTAAATGTAGGACCGTGGTCAGGGTGAGTTTCAAACCACTGGCCTTCTCCGTACCTAATAAAGTTAATTACCTGCTGCCACTGACAATTAATATCGTGTAGCGGCTCATAATGAGCTTTGCATTTATGAATAATATCGTTTGTAATATTGTAGATTTCGGCTATATCTTTGTTTTTCGAGTTAGCGGGCCATACATCAAGTTTTCCTACTTTAAAGTCAACACAGTTTCTAATGTCATGTCGCTCTTGCTGATCTCCTACTTTTGCGGGAGACCACTGTCTAAAGTTAGTTTCAACCGACAGAGCGTCTTCTAGCATTTTTGGTAGGTCTATATCTTCAGGTATAGTGTTTTTATATAAGTAGATACCTGTAGCTAACTTTTCAAATTCGTATTCCATGGTTCCTCGATTCGTGTTCCGTGTAGTAGTTTTTACTTATTGTGCGATAGCATTGCCTCAGTAAAGTATATATCATAGGGTTCAACTCCAATATCATACACAGTAACACCGTCTTTATGGTGCTCTCTGGTTATGTCTTGTATTTGAACGAACTCTGTCACTGGACCAGCAAACTGCTTTAAGACTAACACTTTATCTGTGTTTGGGACTCTTTTAGCCGCAATACGCCAAGAGCCATTTTCTTTTATAGTAAAAGTTCCGCTTAACCAATAATAAACATTTACCTTTTCTTCGCTTGGATCAATTTCTTCTACGTTAAGTGACAACAAGTTGTCGCCAATAGACAAATTAGATGCCTCTACAAGACCTTTAGTAGTGTGTATTTTGGTGTTGCCAAGTACGCAGGTCATTCCGTATCCGCCACCTCCGTAAGGATTGTAAAAGAAAGAAGGAGCTTCATATGGTGGGGGTGGTGACACATAGGCGTACCCAATTAAGCCAGTTCCATATGGAATGTAATAACCGGGATAGAAAGAAGGAGGAGGTGTCGGTGTAACGGTTGGTGTAACAGAGGGTTCAACAGTTGGTGTAACAGATGGTGTAACAGTTGGTGTAACGGCAAACCCTGGGTTAAAGAAATAAGGACCAAACGATGGAGCTGATGGTGAGTACGTAATTGTGTTTAACGTAATTGTGTCACCCATACTTGCTAGTTCGTCTATCCCGGGAACTTGAGATTGGACAAAGCCACCACTATATCCGTTATAGGTTGTATCAGATGAGTTAGTGTTTGATTTACTTACTGAAAAGCCTAAGGCGGTTAAAGTAGTTTGAGCTGTGTCATAAGCTGTGCCAGTTACGTTTGGGACTCTTTTAGCCGCAATACGCCAAGAGCCATTTTCTTTTATATATACAATATCTGCTTTTGACCATGACCCAGCCACTTTAGTGTAACCTTTAGTTACATTACGCCAAATATCAGATAACTTATATTTTACAGACACTAAAACTCCTAGAAGTTATACGTACTTAAACCAGATGTCTCCATCAATGCCATTTGTTGAAAGTGGGTCTAACGTAGAAAAAGTGATGTTTTGACGACCTTCGTTGTTCACTCCACTTATAACAGGACCGGTAACGTTTATCACTACGCTACCTCAACTCCAGAAACAATGATGTTTAATGCGCTAGCGGTTCCCGCTTTAGCAACAAGAAAGTCTCCTATTTCTAAGACTTGACTGCATTTAAATGTAAGGGTTGAGTACCCAGACAGAGTAAGGGAACAAAGAATCTCATTACTTTGTGACGCAGTTCCTGCTGCAGGAACTAGGTTTACAGTAACAGTAGCTGCTGTAGCTGTTGTATTAGCTATTAGTATTTCTTTAATTACAGCTTTAACACCAGTTGCGGTGTAAATGGTTGAGTTTGAAGTGCCAAGCTGGGTTATTGAACCCAATCGTTTAGGGGTATAGACTGCCATATATTTCCTTTCTAACTGACCTTATAGTACAGCATAACGGCTATCTATAGCCGTGCCAACCACGCCCAGGGTTCATATAAGATTTAACACTTGGACGTTCTTCTTTATTTATAAATATACGACGTATGCCAAATCTAGAGTCTTTTATATTGAGTAGTTTGTGTTGGGCAAGGCCTTTAAACTCTTTAAGCCTACTCAAACGCTCCACCTGTTCCATTGAATGGTTTCAGTCTTAACCCCAACAACAGCCCCTTTTGCCCTAGTAACGGCATCACGAAACTGTCTAGGGTTCATTTTCTTTTCTTGAGCACGCATTTGTGCTAAAGATTGAGTAGCGTAATCCTCTTTAAGACTTAGGTTTCTTTTGAGTTGACGCTTGTTGCCAGGTCTTTTGCCACTACCTTCTGCCTTCTGTTTAGGTTCTTTAGGTTCTGAGTACTTTACAGCCCCTAAAGTTGTTTTAATCTCGCTAATACCTTGACCCTTTAAAGATCCAGCAGAGTTTACCATTGCCTCATGGGACTTTATATTAGAACGAAGTTTAGTGCGTTCAGCATGAGCCGTTTCTTTCTTCTTTAGATTTGAAGAGTGCTCAGCTCCTTTTTGTCTTCTATTTTCCTTGAGCTCTTCCATTTTGTTAGAGACCCAAGCTGAGTGAAGCTCACTTTGTTGATGGTGCTCGTGCTCAGCTCTCATAAGATTTAACTTGTTTTGGTAGTCTTGCTCTGACATTCCTGAACTTCCTAGTGTCTTTTTTGCTAAAGCACCAAGAGCTACGGCTGCTATCTTTTTACGCATGCCACCGCTCCCTCCAGTATGATGGGATTTACTAATATGTTCAAAAGTAGGCATGCTAAAAGTTTATACCACTTTAGCTACTTTGTACCTTTAATGGTTTATTCAAACCAGTTTACTATGGTCCAGCGGATTCCTGAGGTTACTGGGTGAACCGTGTGATTATACACATAATTAGCAGGAAATACAATAGCCTGGTTAGCTACTGGTTTGATTTTTAGGCCAAATCTAGGAAACTCAATCTCTCCGCCCTCATAATCATCATTTAGGTAGTAAGAGATAGAACAAGTTCTTGGGTAAAGTTTGCTGTCGTCAACGTGGTCCATAAAGTAGTGCCCGGCACCGTACCTTAGTATTTGCCAGTTCTCTCCATTTATATGAGATAGGCATTTATTCTCAACACCATAATCTTTAACAACCGGTAAGATTAATTCGTTCAAACTTAAATGGGTAGTGAGTTGACCGGGTGTTCCGTTAACAATTGTACTTCTATCGTATGCTGGGATGCCAATTGTATCAACTACTCTAACATTAGTGTCAACCCTGCTTTGTATCTCAGCGCCATCTCCCTGGTTTCTAACTTCTCCAGATTTCCAATGCAGTTGACCAGCTACTACTAAATCTTCTATTTTAGATATAAACCCTTTAGGGTCTGGCATAACGTCATAATAAGAAGTTATGCCGGGAGATAAGATCGTTTTCTTAAAAGTCATGAGTTCTCCGTTCTTTTTAATTTACTTAAATTAGATTTAGAATGTTTTACCATAAGACGCCTAGTGGCTCTGTTAAAAGACTCAAACTTAGGCATAGTAGATAACGGAGTTATATCTTTAAAGTATTTACTTATAAACTCAACTTCTTCATCTTTTACAATTAAAGATAGGCCTACTTCTACTGGAGCTTCAGGGATAGGTGTGTTCTCAAGCTCAGCTTTAGTTATGTGCACTCGTGGGTCTTGCATGGGAGAACAATATCACAAAGAAAAGATTAAAACCCTAAAGCTTCAAACTCGTCTATTGAGTCGTCTATAGTTTTATCGTGCTCTTTATTACACTGACCGCATGCTTTACACATGTTACTTACCGCAAGTTGGGCAGACTTCCGATGTTTTGGCTTTTGCGGGAGCAGCACCTGCTCCATTAAACTTTGGACGGCCAAACCCTACAATTGATATTTGTACTTTCTTTGGGTTCTTCTTGTAAGCACGAAGCTTTTTGCAGACCTCGCCACCATTTCTTTGGCTACCTTTTGCATCTCCAGATGTATTACCTTCAATGCACCAAACAGTTCCGTCTTCATTGTCTTTAATAACAATACCAACATGGCTAATACGGTCTACGCCATCTGCTGGAAAGTCAAAGTAAGCAATATCTCCTGGCTCCGGATCGGCAAGGTCTCCATCAATCCAAGCATTCTTCTTTTTAAATGCAGCAGCACCACCTGGAGTATAAACAGTATTTGGTACCTTTACTCCTGCTTCATTTGCACACCACATTACAAAAGATCCGCACCAAGGCTGGAAGTTAGCCTTGGTATAAGCACCATATTTAGTTTCGTTATCTTTAGGACCTTCTATGGTTCCAACTTCAGCGGTAGCAACTTCAACAAGTTTCGCTGCTGTGCCTTGATCAGCCATAACTATTCCTTATCCCAATCAGTGTCTACTGGCTGTTCAGCTGGCATCTCGCCATCTGGCTTTGCTAGTCGACGGGCTTTAGCCTCATCAATCTCTGCTTCTAACTTCTTATCGGCTTGAGTGTTTTTAGCATCCATTTCTTTGTTTGCTAGTTGTGCAGCCATAACATCTTTAGCGCCTGATTGGCCAATGAGTAAACCAGCAAGCGTTCCTGTAATAAATGTAGCTACGCTACCCAATACGTTAAAGAACATCTTATCGTTCTCTGATTGGGCACCAATAGGTTGAGTTACAAACAAAAGACCATAGAGAATTCCTATGGCAGTGAAAAATAGAATTGATCCTAAAGTGATGCCAAGGATAAACTTTAATCTAGCATCTAGTTCTTGCGGGGAAAGGCGTTCTCTACTCATTTGGTGTTCCTTCTTTTATCTCAGGCACTAAGTCTACAGGACAAGTGCCGCTAGCGGTGCAGACAGGTGGTTTACACTCTGCTGTTTCCCAATTAGCTGGGTCTTGGCATGGGTAGCGGTAATGACCATCATAACCACATCCTGTTAATAGGAGGGCTGATAGTGATAGAAGTAGTAGTCGAGATTTCATTGTGTTAGTGGAGTGTGCAGGTTCCGTTACAGCAGTCACATGCTGCATCTGATTCCATCAAGCACAATCCAAGCAATAAACATGCCTAGCAGGGTCCATAGCTGGTCTGCCATGTCTCTAAATAGGTTCTTCAAGGTTTCCTTCTCCTCACACCTTTACTATCTCCTGAAGGGGCTCCCCCTCCAGAACTTCCTCCTCCTGTAGGTGCGCTACCTCCAGTAGCAATACCTACAGCGTTTAGAGCAGCACCACTTGCAATAATTGCTGCTACTACCATCTTTTCAGCTTCTTCACGTTCTTGTGGGCTCATATCAGCACCTATACTTCCAAGTGCTTGTAAGGCTTCGCCCGGATCGCTAAATATTGCACCGACTAGTTCCGCAGGGTTTTCCAATAGCAAAAGAGCTGCAGCAACGTCTGCTGTAATTATAACTTGATTACCGTTTTCATCCTGCCTAACCTCAACAGGCGTACTTGGTGGAAGATCTGAGTATTCAAGTCCCGCTTCAGCAATTGCTTCAGCAGTAACGGCTTCACCATCTGCCGCTTCAATAAGCGCATCAGCAATTACTTCTTTTTCTTCACTAGTAAGTTCACCATCCGCTAACGCTTCTTCAACGGCTTCATCAACAGCCTCTTCTGGTGTGGTAGGCTCTGAGGATGGTTCTTCTGACTGACTTTCTTGCTCTTGGTTGTCTGACTCTTGCTGCTCTTCTTCTCCTGAGGTTTGTTCCTCTTCAGAAGTCTGATCCTCTGTTGCTTCGTCTGTTTGTTCGGAGTCTTCCTGTTGTGGTTGGTCTTCTGTGGGTTCTGATGGCTCTTCTGTATCAGTTTCAGTAGGAGTTTCTGGCTCAGTAGGTGCATCTGGCGTTACAGGATCAAACGTAATGTTTGAATAAGAAGGTGCTGGAGCTGGTATAGCTCTTGCTTCTTCTATAACTGTTTTTGCAGATTCAACAGCAGCAACGGCTAACTCAACTTTGCTATCCATTACAACAATAGCAGCATCTAAAGCGCTTTCAGCATTTGTTAAGTTTGTTTGAGCTGTAACTAAAGTGTTTTGTGCAACTGTTACTATCCCTTGTTGGGTATTAATTGCTTGTTGTTTATTAGATGATGTATAAACTGTTTGTTGTTCCAGAACGCCGTCCTGTCTAACACCTGTTCTTGGGCCACCATATACGTTTAGATTTCCATCAATGGTTCCAGTACCAGTCCATTCACCTGTACTTGGGTTTACTGTCATATCCCATGAGATATAAGTAAGGGGACCATTGTTGTCTCCAAACCTATGAAGAGTCCAGTCAATACCTAAAGTGGTTTCGGTTGTAGTAACAACAACGGAAGCACCAGTTCCTGCGCTCATGTAGTCAGATTGAAATATGTAAATTCCATCTTGAGTTTGATTAGGCCAATCCCACCAAGTCCAATCAGGACCGCCAAATGAGATAGTTGCTTTAGAGCTTACGTATATTTGACTTGCAGAGCCTTGGCCTTCAAAAACAGTATCTCCCATTTTAATGTCAAATGGGGTTTCAATCTTGGTTGCAGCATCCCACATTGCGGGAAGAGTAGTTGTTGTTACTGTTGGAGTTTCTGGTGCAACTGGGGCAACATACCCATCAGTTGTATAGTTCATGCTTCCTAATGGAGCGTTTTGAATATCAGTTAATTCTTGTTGTTCTGCGGTTAGTGTTGTCTGAGCAACAACAACAATTGCTTCTTTATCTTCAACTACTGCAATAGCGTCGTTTACATCTTCAATAGCAACTTCAGCCTCTGTAATAGCAACACTAGCTGTGCTAATTGCCTCTTGCACTTTTGGTTCGGAAGAGACAGCTTCAGAAGAAGGGATTACAACAGTAGTTAATTCGGTAGATGTAGCGGTTAGGGTTTCCTGTGCAGCAGTTACAGCTTGCTCTGGAGTGACGGGTTGTACCTGTACTTGTTCTGAGCTAGAAGGTACCTCGTCTGCATAAGAATAAGACATGCCAAAGACTAGGAATAGAGTAACTATTCCTCCACATAATAAGAGTCGTCCAGTATTTATTAAGCCAGATAATGCTGCGAGTAACCGCAGTGCTGTCAATTTCTCTCCTTAGTTGACAGCTTTTATTTTATACCAAAAGCCTTTCTCATTGCCCCTATACACTTCTCCAGTTTCTTCATCTATTAACATGTACTTAGATGGACACTTAGTATGTATTTTTAAATCAACTGCTTTGTCTGTTGTAGAAAACACAGCACCAGAAGAGGATATTCTTATTCCTGAGTTATCTAATTCAGGAAACATTTAGAAAGCCGTCTGGGTCATATATAGATAAAGCTTTGTTTTTTAATGCTTTTTGTTCTTTTGCATGGTGTCCGCAAAACATTAATTGACCATTTATAAAAGTAGCAATTACTTTTGCAGCAGCACTGCACCTGTCACAGCGATCATTACTTGTAAGACTTAGGTCTTCACAAGCTGTCGCGTTCACTTATTTACCTTCTTTGTTGTTTTCTTTAGCCCACTCTGCTTCATAGTAGCGGGACATCTCATCAATTGTCTCTGGAGTAGCGTACCAGTGCTCAGGCCAGTCTAACTCAACAGGCTTTTTATTAAACTGCCTGCTTTTGTTATTAGATCTATCTTTTGGGGCACTCATAATTAACGCTTCTTTTTTGTGGCTTTCTTCTTTGCTGCCTTTTTAGCAACCTTCTTAACTGCTTTCTTCTTTGTTACCTTCATTGCTTTTGATGTCCCTTCATAGATCCAACCATCGTTATCTCTATCAACTGGTAGTTTCTTAATACGTTTAGTTTCTACAATTACATTTATGGTAATTATAGATGCCATTAGTACAAGAACAAATAACACAATTAGAATACCACTATTCACGTTACTTTCCTCCTAAATACTTCTTACGTCTTTCAGAAAAAGCTGCTTGGTTCTTAGCTGCTTCTTGTACCTCTGGACGAGCACTCGCTAAAGACTCTGGTGACTTTCGGGCAAGGTGCACTTCCCACATGAATTCTTCATCACGTTTAGACTGTGCGTCTTGCTGGCGATTAATCATTATTTGTTTTTCATGTCCTTAAGCCAATGTTTTGCGTTTGCACCCATACGCATGCCTTTAGCACTAACGGGTAAATCACCTAAGCTTTCGACTTCACTTACTTTTAAATCAGGGTTTAAACCAACAATATAACCACCGCTATCCGCTTCTGACATTGTGTGTGCAGCCTCTTGTTTCTTAGCGCGGTCAAATAGTGGGAACTGGTCATCATTCTTACGATATATAGCCATTATTTCTCATTCTCCTTTTTACCAGCACGGCGTTTGTTTTCCTTAGCCGTGTTCTTTCCGTGTTTCAATGCTCTTAGGTTACCTTTAGAGTCATTGTTGTGGTTGTTGTCCTTATGGTCAACATCCGTTCCTCGTGGTAGTTTTCCATTCTTTGATTCGTAATCGGCCCTAGCTTTATTCTTAGATGTAGTAACCCATTTACCGCCTACTTTTTTCTTGTAGACGTAGATTGGACGACCTCCATTCGCTTTGGAACCTTTATAAGGGCCAAACTTCTTGGTCTCTGCCATTACTATCCTAACCTCATGTACTTACAACCAACTCTTAAATCATCTTCATCAAGCCATGTGTCAACAAAACCTGCTTCAGATGCACCTTCCATTACTTTTTCTTTTTCTTCTTTGCCGCGTTCATATTATCAATTAGATTTGGATATGGACGCCCTGCTGCTTTAGCTCTTGCTTTAGCTGCCGACTTCTTCTTTGGAGATAACTTCTTATCTTTACCTGTTGGATCTTTCTTTTCCCATACTGGTTTATCTTTTGCCATTATTCAACCTTTCTAAAGTCGTGCACAGCATCTACTGTAAATCCGTGTGGGCTTTCAAAATGCATTTCTCCCTTTTTAGTACCGTCTTGTTGTATAACATTATCAGGTTTAATAGCAGAAACTCTATATATCTTTACAGGAGCTTTTGGGTTTACTCCAATAGGAAGTTTGGTTTTACCGTACATTGCGGCTTGTTCTGGGTCGTTAGTAGCCCAAGCAGGTCCAGTAACTAGCCTATCTCCTAAAGAAGCTCTGGTACCGTGATAAAGTTCAAACTGATTTTCACTTGGATCCATTAGCAATCCCATTTTCTAAGTGCAAGCGCTTTACGTGTTGGTTTTCCATTCTTTTCCATTGCGCCTGGCATACCGCCCATACGTGCACAAAATGATTTACGACGAGATGCTGCCTTAGGAGACTTCTTTGCTTGCTTTGCAGAGACAGGTGGTTTTAAGTTGTGACCTTGCGCTTTCGCACTAGCACGACCCTTAGCGTTTAGTCCGCCCTCAGGGTTCTTACCTTCTTTGCGTTGCCACGCTGGTGACTTAGCCATTAGTGTGGGTTCTCCTTATGCCAATCTCGAACGGCTTTAACACCTTGTTTAACGGTCTTAGAGCCACCCTTTTTCGTTAAGTTAATTTTATCGTATTTACCAGCTTTTGCCTTTGCTTCGTGGTCAACAATAATGTCGCCCTTTTTGTTCTTCTTTACGGTGTGCTTTACACCTTTAACTTTAATAGTTTTAGCCATTATTTAGAAGCTTTCTTAGCAGATGGAGGCCAGGTATCAAGAACTTCTCTTATATTTCCATCTTTACCTAAACGAACTATTTTCTTATCTTTAATCTGAATAGGGTTAAATCCATCGTGCCGTATGCGCTTAGACATTTATTACACCATCCTCACTAGAAGCTTCTTTAACAAAACCTTTTTCTCTATCAAATAGTACATAGTCCATATCAACTACATTAAAGGTCTTATAGAACATTTCTATTACTGCCTCTAAGTCTAGCTTGCCACAGGTATACAGATCAAACTGAATTAACCCAGGGTCTTCTTCATCCCAGATATGAAATGCAATATGACTGGTTTCTATCATTACGATAGCTGTTAATCCACGATTACCTGGTTTGTCTACATAGGAAGCAAATGGGCCTTTAATAATCTTCATATCAATTGCTTCTACAAGACGTGTTAGGAAATCAATTCCTTCTTCTTCAGAGCTAAAAGTGTTTTTTATTCTAGCGTTAACTAGTAGGTGCTTATGATAAAGACTCATCGTTCTGGAGTCCTAACTGCTCGATTAATTGCATCTGAGGATTGCTCTGCAACGTTGTACCTTTGAACGCTCATTCTAGGACCACTGTATAGTCCAAGGTTAACCATTCTAAATTGACGAGCAATTGATTTGCTCATCCTGCCATCTGCTTTAAAAGCTTTTCTTTTACTTGCCATCTAGGGTAGGAAACTTTCCGCTATTTCCTAAAGCGATAGCTTCATCAGCATGTTGACGAAATTCAGGCGTCTCTATTTCAGTGCTTTTAAATTGACGGCCTGCAATGCCTTTTTGCACAGGACCAAAAGGTGATTTTTTAGCCATCTTCTTTACTTTTGCTTCTGTGAAGCCTATAACTTTACCCATGAATATATTATCTACTCTAGCTCTGGTTTATCGAAGGCTGAACTGGAATAGTATTCTTTATATGCAACTGAGATAAGTGGAACTATTTGAGCAATTTTAGTAGGGTGGTAGTCGGTGAAGTGGTCTATCCAACCTCTTACATGTGCAATACGAGGCGCACAGCCATTATTGACATCTCTCTTGCATAGACGTGCAATATCGCCTATTTCATCTTGTTCGTCGATCTGACCAAACAACCATGTAGTAAAAATCATGGTAGAAGAGTAAAGCAAAGTTATAAGATATGTGGGCTATTTAACAATTATGTGTACAACCACACTCAGGACATTTTTCTCCTGGGTGCGCTACACAATCATCACACCAATCTGGAGGAGTCTGTAGATAACCTGGTAGCTTTTCAGTATCCTTCTGTAAGCAGTAGTCGGCATTTTTTGTGCACCTTGGGAATAATGGAGATTGATCGCATATACAGGGCATACTAAAACCTTTCTATTGTTAAAGATTGGAGCGCAAACTAAATACTCCACCAACCTCCATAAGTAGTATTAGGATTATCTAGCTTCCACTGCCTATTAAGCTGGTTCTGATACTCCCAATCCATATCGTGAGTAGGTCTTCCACAGCTATCGCATTGACCAACTGCTGAATTCTTATAGATATGATCGCAGTTCATAACCAATGGGACCTCATAAACTTAAGGGGAATTCTAAATAAACTCCTACCGCGCCATGCTATCTCTAGGTTTAAATAACTCTTCTTCCCAGCGCCCATCCAGGTATAGTACCTAAATACGCCAGTACGCTTATTGTGCTTTTCGATTATCGCTTCGATGTCCATCCCACAATTCTAGGCTACTGCCTCACTTTTTCACCCTCAATGATGTTTGTCGCCTGGCCGCGTTCTCACACCCCCGCCCGCTTAACCCCTACCCCCTCTCTCAGGTATGTGCCGTCCTTGATATGAGGAGTGCTTGCGCCTATACTCTTACCATTCACCTAATCGGGTGGATATATATAGGGGGTTATATGTTTAACGCACCAAATCAAGTAATTGAGGCTAAATCTATCTTGATTAGCAAGGTCTATCTAGACCACCAGCAAATTGCAATGTCTCTGCTTAATAACATGTTAGATGTTGCCTACTCATGTGGACAGGTAGACGGCATGAACACCGCTAAAGATTTGGTAAATGATTTGGAAATGGGGGTGGCGTTATGAGCGCCACTCTTACCATTCCACAGGTGGGCGATGTTATTACCACACAGCGCAACGGCTTAACTGGAATAGTTAAAGAAGTCGTGGCTAATAGGACTGGCACTTACCGCATTAGATACCAGCACCCTACTCAGGGCATGCTATGGACTACCTACGACCCACGAAAGGAGGTGGGCGCATGATGACTAAGAAGGACTTTGAGGCGATTGCTTCTATCCTTAAGGCACCGCTTGAGTCTATCCGCAAGGCTAAACTCCATAACGACCTAGAGGATAAAGACCGCTCTTATCGTGATTGGTTAGATGGGCGAGGCATGATGGTATATGAATTAGTGGCTGAGCTTAGTTATTACTTTGAGCAGGTAAACCCTGCTTTCGATAGAGTACGGTTTTATAAAGAGTGTGGCATTGAGCCAAACTTTAACGTAAACTCAGACAAACTACAGGGGGTAAATTAAATGATGTTTTACAATGGCTTCAACCTAATGATTGACCTAATTATCGTAGGTCTAGCAGGACTAGCATGTAGGCACTATTGGTTAAGAGGTTATGGCGCAGGTCAATACGACCTCCAAGAGCATTGGGACGCCAAAGCCGATTACTGGTTAGAACAGGAGCGCGAGCATGAGCGTAATTAACTCCAGCAAGATAAGCGATAGAGTCTTGAACGAATACATGAAAGATGGAGCACGCAGGTTTTGCCAAGATTGCCGAAACCTATCTGATATCTCTGAGATGTATGTTCAGTATTATCAGAACGGTCTTTACGGATATACATGCGACCAATGCGCCAACCCTAAGACTTAGGAACCCCCTAAGAACAAGGGAGCGGGCTTCTTAAACTTTCTTCACCCGCTCCCTATCCGTCAATCGCCCGAGCTTACTCCTATAGGTTCGGGCGATTGTTTGTGTTGGTGCGGTTAGGTGGGTAGGGCTTGGCTCTATGCGGAGCATAGAGCCAACACAAACATCTCCCCCCGCGTTCGGGC